TTCTTGAACTTTTCATAATTACAAGTTCTTTTATTATGACTACTTAAAACGCTCTCAATTTCTTTAATATTCTTACCATTTATAAAGGTTGTATTATTAACTTCTTCAATAATTTTATTATATTTTTATGTTCTTGTTTCTAATCTTCTTTGATTTTGAGTATATCTAAATGTTTCTAAATTACCATCATCATCTTTGCTACCACAATAAATTAAATCACTACAACCTGGATCTACACATACTATCTTTTTACTTCTTAATTCATCTGTGATAATTTCTTTTTCAATATATTTTGTATTATCTATTGGTTTATTATTAGGATTATAATATTTTAAAGGCATCCCTTGATTGTCTGTTCTAATAAATAAAATACTAACAGAAATACCATCAGTTCTAATCATATAATTAAACTCATATTTATTCTTTTTGAACATTTTTATAATGAAATAAAAAATTATAATATTGACGACATTATTTGCATAGATGAAACAAGTATTAACTCTTTACAATTAAGACATCATTGCTATAATGAAGTAGGTAAAATATGCGTTATTAAAACTAATTCACAAGAAGTTTTCAAAAAATATACAGGTGTTTTTGCTATTTCAATAAAAGGCCTAATCGGTTATGAATTATATAATAAAGGTGGTATAGATAGTGATAGGTTATTAATATTTTTAGAAAGGTTTATTACTAATAAATATAAAAACAAGGTTATCATTTTAGATAATGCAAGTTCTCATAGAAACATAAGAGTTAAGGAATTAATAAATAAAAATAATAAGTTGATTTATTCAGTTCCATATCAACATTATACAAATGTTTTTTAGTCTTCTAAAATCTAAATTACAAAAGAAACAAGGATTATATTACGAAGACTTAAATAATAATATTAAGGAGGTAATAAAAACAATACCAGAAGCCTACTATAATAAAATATTAAATGGAACATATAATAGACAAACCAAATATATTAAGAAAAATAAGATAAGAAAATACAAGAATTACAAAGACTAAAATCGGCATTTTAAATGTCCAAAGGTGTAAGATATGAATAATATTCGCGTTATTGTTAGCTGCTTCTTTGCTGATTTAGCCGACGAGTCTATAGATAATTAATTGCATGAAAAATAATGAACTTTACATATGAGTTCAATACTGCTTAATTTACTATTAAAAAAACTAATGCAAAAGTAAAACTATATTTCTAATCTTATTGCTAAATGTAAAACGAGTGATCTTCAAGAAATCATGTTTGGCTATGAAGATGATGTAGACGACGATGCGTTTACCGATGATGAGACCGATATGTGTAAGATATATATACCAAGATATCCAGAATTATATCATACTGTTATGAGGGAAGAAAAAGGCTCTTATGAAAAAGCATTATTTACAGAAATTATATTTAGTACATATAGTCTAAAATTCAAATATGTCTCAAAAAATATCTAAAAATTTAAAAAAAATGATTATTTAGTATAGTATATTTTTCACATACTGATTTGCAAAAAACAATAGAAAGTATCTTCGAAAATAGATTATGATGATGTATACGATATATTCAATGAGCGCCTCTCGAATATTATGATATATGATATCACCGATGATATAAGAGTAACGAAAGTAATTGCATTAATGACAAGAGATTATTTTCTCAAAATTATTTGCATGAGTTGCCTCATGATATTCAATTGGATATAATGGTTTTATCGCAGAAAACATATTGTAAAATAGTAATAAAATGCGAAAAACATATTTTAAATTTTGATAAATTAGTTATCTCTAAAAAATTAAACAGGCATATGTACAAATTTGTTTTCACGATACATAATATAGAGTATATCAATAATAGAAATAAAAAGGTTATTGAACGCTATAGTGGTGTGATATCTAATTATGTAGAAAAATTACAGAATTCTCTGGTATCTCATATAAATAAATTTATTAAACACTATTCTATAAATTATATCCGCGATATATTGTGCATAGATTATTTAGAAGATTATGGCTCTTATGAGAAGGAACTATATACTAATATTATATTGAAATCATATGTATTAAAATTTGTTGAAATATGAGGAAGATATATACTGTAAGTATAAAAAATTGATTGTGTATAATCAATTTTTTATACTGTATCTAACATGCTGTTTGTAGATAATTATTTTCACGAGATTCCTGCAGATATCCAGATGCTCATTATTACATTTACTAAATATAGCTATTACGATATATATGTTACTGTTTCTACAAATTCTAACTTAAAAAAAAGAAAGAAGTTTGTTAGTAAAAGTATGCATAAAAGAATAATGAATCTTTCGTATTATCATAAGAATGTTTCGACAGACTCGAACATATTTTGTGATAGATATAAGAATGCATACTTTACAGTCAAGGAACATATCAGGGATATTATTTCGAAGTTAAAGATCTCTCATATTAACGATATATTATTAAAAAATAATATACACGATGCAAAAAATGTATACAAGATGATCTATGGAGATAGGAAAAATATAATAAATTATGATATAGAGATGTTATTGGAATATATTCTAAATGTGTACAAAACAACTATAGATATTCGCTTTATTTCATAAAATATATCTATAATATACGATGCGTAATCTATATTTTTTGCATTGAGATTTATGGGGTTTTTCTAACGGATGTTGGGTAAGCGTTGTAGAGATTATCAAAATAAAAGATTAAAAATTAAAAAACACACATATTTAAAAAAATGATATATACTTATAATTATAATAGTATTTAAAATGCAAGGTATCATTAGTTTTTCAAACAGAATCGCTTTGAATATTAAAAGTAATGACCATAAGGATACTATTTTAGATGATTTAAATACTCTATATAAAATTAAAATTCTCCAGCGCCATCATCATAACTTAGATAAATCAAATGTTGATATAGTGACTACTAATCATTTGATGAATTTACGTTCTAATGGTAATAGATACTATCTTTATTTTACTCTATATAATGATGTTGAAACGATGTATTATATAGATAAGAAAATACACCCTGGTTATCAGAGACCAAGAATTATTTTTGGAAGAGGACTTTTTGATAAAAAGTTATTTAAAAATACTCTTCTTGACGGAGAATTAGTTAAATGCAAGGATGATACATGGACTTTCTTAATAAATGATATTATATGTTATGAAGGGAAATATTTAAGCAATAAAACATTGCCACAGAGACTTGAAATTATATATAATATGCTCGATAAACAATATACGCCTGATAGTACAATTGACGTATGTAACTATAAGGTCAAATGTTACTATAATATGTATAAGGAATCAATTGAAGAGCTTCAATTACTTACTAAAAATCTCAATTATACATGCAGAGGTATCTATATATGGCCTTATGATTTGAAATATAAACCTAAGTTATATAACTTTGACGACTCGAGTGTCGTAGATGTTATAAGGAAAACGAAGGATATCACTGAATTTAAGACGATTGATTCTGAGATATCACAACAACCTTCTATAAATATCACAAAAGAAGTCCATGGTCCCAACGGTTCTAACGGTTCCGAAGGTCATCAAAAACTAAGTGAAGGTCATAAAGTGTTGTATCTAATGAAAACTCTTGAACCAGATATTTATAACATATATGAAACAGAGAATACTAATGATAAACCTCTCGGGATAGCATTGGTTCAAACAATGAAAGATAGTAAACTGTTGAGAACTGCATTTAGAGATAAAAATGCAATAACCTTTATTAAATTTTCATGTGAATTTGATGAAAAATTCAATAAATGGAAGGCGATTACTCAAATCTGCTAAAGTATAATTTAGAAAAATTGACTATATATGTATATAGGATTAAGTATATATATGTCTGATACTAAACAAGTCCGTAAAGAAGGTATGGATAAATTCTATACTATTCATGCTATCTCATTGAATTGTATTAATACAATAGGTTCAAAATATAATTGGGATAATTGGGATTTAGTAGTTGAACCAAGTGCTGGGAATGGGAGCTTCTTATTGCAAATTCCTACAGATAAAAAGATAGGAATTGATATTTCACCAGAACACCCAGATATTATAGAGATGAATTTCTTTGATTATTGTCCGTCTTTGTCTCCACCTTCGCATCAACCCCTGTCTCCACATCCGTCCATTGGGAATAGAAATATCCTTGTAATAGGCAATCCTCCTTTTGGAAGAATAAGTTCAATGGCCGTAAAGTTCTTTAATCATTCAGCAGAATGGGCTTCTGTAATAGCTTTTATTATACCTAAAACATTTAGGCGTGTTAGTATTCAAAATAGACTAAATAGGATGTTTCATTTAGTATATGATGATGATATCCCTTTAGAACCGTGTTCTTTTAGTCCTCCAATGCAAGCCAAGTGCTGTTTTCAAATATGGGAAAAAAAAGAAGAGCCTCGAGATATTATAAGGCTATCTAATAAACACGATGACTGGGAATTCTTACCATATGGCCCCTTAGATACAAGAGGACAACCTACTCCGCCCAAAGGAGCTGATTTTGCAATATTAGCATATGGAGGAAAGTGCGGAACTATAGTAAATACTGGTCTTGATAAATTAAGTCCAAAAAGTTGGCATTGGATTAAGTCAAAAATAAGTATATCTTTATTGATCGAGAGATTTGGCCTATTAGATTATTCTCTAAGCCAGAATACTGCGAGGCAGAATTCAATAGGTCGAGGAGAACTTGTTAAGTTGTATTCGGAGCTGATCGTCAGAGCTGATCGTCAGAGCTGATCATCGGTTATTCTAAATTTCATGATATCTATCCAACACTTATCTCCAATTGTAGGCCTTAAAGAATATTCTTTTTTATTTTTTTCATCTTGCAAATCGGAAATTGTAATAGGTCCATGTTCCTTAATCGTACCATGGGCATATCCTCCATACATTGAAATAATAGTTAACATATCATATTTGGGTACAGTAAAGACGTATAATTCTCCTTGATTATCTACATTTTTACTTGTAAGATTATATGCAGTTAAGATATAATAATGAATATCGTGAGAAATACGTAACTGGACCCAGTTAAACTTGTTATGTCTTGCGCCACCTATAGATGCTTTTATCTCAGCATTCTTATCATCCTTTGAACAATCGCCATTACAAGCTGATGCAACATTTTTTATAAAATTATTTCTGATACGAATATATTTTTCAAGCAGGGGCCCGTATTGCTGTGCAGAAACACTATTTAATACACAATATACATGAGCATTTTTTAGAGTTGTCTCCTTCATAATTTCATTTTCGTGGTTAACCATAGAGTGTGCGAGGTGTTCTTTCAGCATCTCTACCCTAAATTTATTGAGGTTTGCTAAAGTATTCATTGCTCAAGAATATATGAAGTATATATTTCCACGATCAATTTTTATTTCATTAGCGCACTCAAGCTTTTATGAGACTTATAATTAACAAGTTCAAAATCATTATATGATAGCCCTTCTATCCATTCAATTTTTTCTTCTATAGAAGAATCTAATGACGGAGCAGGTTTTTTAATAATAAGATTTGGAGAATCGTATATTTCTAATTCAATTTGAGTCTTTACTTGTTCAACATGTTCCATATATATATGAGCATCAGATATAGATATGCTCATTTTAGAAGCGTTAATATGTAGAACATGTGATATTATAATAGTTAGCAAAGCGCAACTTGCAATATTAAAAGGCAGGCCCAAAAACAAATCTGAGCTTCGCATTGTTAATAGACAACATAGACCAGTACTTGTTTTATTAAAAATATATAGAATATGGCAAGGGGGTAAAGCCATTTTATTAAGATCTTCCGGATTCCACGCAGATAATACAGCTCTTCTGCTATTATTATCCTTGAGCAATTCTGTTAAAATTGTTTTTAATTGATCTGTTCCCATATGGCCATCGCAGGCACTGTGATCTCCGTATTTTTTCCCAAATTTACGCCACTGCCATCCGTAAACTGGCCCGAGTTCTCCTTCACGATAATTGTTTAAACCAATGCTATCTAAGTATTCGCGAGAAGAATTTCCATTCCATATATTAACATATTTATTTTTTAATTCATTTGCATCTGTAGAACCTCTAAGAAACCATAGTAGTTCTTCTACAATCCCTCTGAAGAATACTTTTTTAGTAGTTAACAAAGGAAATGCTTTTGAAATATCTTCAAATTGAATCATATATCCAAATTGCGATAAGACTTCTCCATTTCTCGTGAGTTTAGATTCCCCGCTCAAGGCGTCTTTTAACATTGTAATATATCCTATTTCGTTTTTATAAAACATTGCTTGTTAATATATATATTTTAGTAATTATTTATATGATAATAATAGACAATGGCCATGAAAGAATGCCCGCCTCTAAAAATACTAAATCTACCTACAAATAGATGTGTGAATATCAATGGTATAATTGGAAAAAAGATTCGTAATCAAAACTATAATATCGCCATTGTTAACGAGCATAACAGTTGTTACATTGATAGTCTTTTAGTAGCTCTCTTTCATTTCAAGAGCCGAGTGATATATAATGCATTTTTTGCAAATAAATTAGTTCCCAGATATGCTTCAAAAATACAAAAAGAATTACATAAAATATATAGACATATCAATAAGAATGAAGCTATAGAAACAAATAATTGTTCTTGTATCAGAAAGTATTTAGAAAAATACTATAATGAGCTTGTTAAGGATAATTCGGGAGGCCAAATATTTTTTAATAATTCTGATAATTGGATTACGAAGCAAATAGATGTATTTGAATTACTAACTTTTTTAGATAAAATATTTGATTTCAAAAGCAACGTTAAAGTTAAAGAAGGTACTAATAAATATATTAAAAATATGATAGTTGAGGTATCATCGCATTATCTAATAGGCGCTAAAGCTCTTAATATATCTTCGGTAATACCTATGAGACAAGATAAATATGAATTAGATGCTCGTAATTATTATAAGAATTCTAAGGGAAAACTTGTTAAATATTATGAAAAAATCTATGAGATTTATAAGACTAATGGTATACTAATAATTGAGCTATATAGAAATACAGGAACAGAAAAATTAAATACATCAATCATATATCCAGATACAATAAAGGTTAGAGATGATAAGAAGGAGTTAAAATTACGTTCTATAATATTACACAAGGGCTCAACAATACACTCGGGGCATTATACTACAATTATAAGAAGATCAGGGAAATCATATGAATATGATGATTTATCAAGTAATACTAATAAATTAAAAGAGATTAGCGATGAGTATGAACGGAAAATGAGGAAAAATGCAGTAGCCTTAATATATTCAAGATAATGGACTTCTAAAAACGAGTACATAATTGAAAAAATTTTAGAAATTTCAAAAAGTTTTTAAAAGTTGAGAGAAAAATAAATTATGTACTCGTTTTTAGAAGTTGAGAATAATAAAATTATTTTGGAAATATAAAAGGTATATAATGAAGCATTTGATAATCGGTGCAGGTATAACTGGGCTATATCTCGCTTATAAACTGTTATCTCAAGGAGTACAAGCTACTGATATTATCATCTTTGAAAAATCCGATAGAATAGGAGGGCGCATATATACACATGAAAACCGTGGATATAAATACTCGGCAGGAGCAGGAAGATTGGGAAAGAAGCACAAATATGTTATGAAATTAATAAAGGACTTTCATCTTGAAGATCAGATCATAAATATCAATAAAAACAACAATTATTTTGTTGACGGCAAATTAATGAATGAACAGCAGTTATTGAAACATTATAAATCTCAATATAAAAGCCTAAATGACTTGTGGAGATATGCTATTGGGAATAAGGTTAATCTTAATAAATATGATCTTAATAATTATAATTTGCACAATTACTTCTCTCTAATATTACCAACAAATGAAGTAGAGCTATTAAAAACCTCTCTTGGTTATATCGCGGAAATGTATGATATGAATGCATATAACGGATTACTAACATTACGAAAAGACTTTGATATAAAAAACAATGACTTTTACGTTTTACGCGATGGAATAAGCATATTAAGCGATTCTCTATGTAAATATATTGAAAATGCTGGGATTACTATAAAGCTATCGTCAACTCTCGAGGATGTATATGAAGCCAACAAATATATTATTGTAAATAGGGTTAAATATAATTACTCGAAGCTCTATTTAACAATAAAAAGAAAGGATTATATGGATATTGCATATTTTACACAATACGAGCATTTATTCAATACAGTTACTGATGGAAAACTTCTACGTATATATGCGAGATATAAGGACGTATGGTTTAAGAACATGCCTAAGACACTTGTGCAAAATAAAATACAGTTCATAATTCCTATAGATTATGAAAGCGGCTTGATACAAATAAGCTATAGTGATAGCTATAATGCTGATTTTTGGAATAACTTTAAAAATGATAAGGATATTATGAAATATCTAACAAAAATATTAAATGAGATGTTTCCCGAAAAAAACATAAAAGATCCTGAATGGATTACGATGCATTACTGGGAAGCTGGGGATCATCTTTGGAAAATAGGAGTTGATTCAAAAAAAATACAAAAAAATATAGATGACCTCTTTATCTCTAAAAACATATACATATTAGGAGAGGCATATAGTGATAGACAAGCATGGATTGAAGGAGCCATAGAAACTGTTCATAAAAAGCTCAATATCGATAAATAGATATGGAGATATCGAGATATGGAGATATCGAGGTATGGATAGGGGTTATTCAAACTACTCGATGCATACACGTGCATTCATCGATATTACCGCCACAGAAGTTACTACAGAAGAATTGCATCTTCTTAATATTTCTCATATTCTGCTTAATTACATCTTCGAAATTCTTATTTTTAGGAAGAGCTTTACGATATGTAGAGTTTAGATTCTGTCTGTTATAATTACTAATAAGTACCTGATTTTTCATAATAATATTATAAATATCCGAGGTAATATGCAGAGTCTGCTTAATATTAGTAGTATTTACACTGGCCATTCTGTTATATAAATAATATTTTTATAATCTTAAATCAATTTTTATTATTATTAAAGTAAAAAATATATTGTTACTTACAACACCTAATTTAATGTAAATTAAATAATTTAGTTAATCGCGTAATACTTTTATCAATTAAAGAAGTATTATCAAACCCTCTATCTGTTTTATTTAGAAAAAAATAATGATTAAAATATGCATAATTTTCACCTATATATTTTATAGGTAATCCATTAGTTATAACATGAACAGAAAATGTTTTTACATTTTTAGGTATTACAAAACACTTAGCGCGCCCAGATAATGAAATAGTATCGCAATTATATATTTGTAAAAAATTATAATTATCATCTGGTAAATTATTTGGATTAAAAAATAGTTTATTTAATAGTTGAAATCCTCCAATAGCATCTATATTTACATCATCAATCTTTATAATATCTGATAAAAAATTATCTATTTGAATATATGGTTCTTGCAAATTAATATATTCATCTATATCAAATAATCCAATATATTTAGATTTATTGAAAGCATGTATAGAATGGTTTTGTTGCGTTTGTTGAAATATATGTTCATATTGCCAGTTAATTACGATAAATATATTATTAGTAATATTTTTACTTAATAATGTATGTAAAGTATTATCTGTAGAATTATCATAAATAATAAATCTTGTTATACCAAGCTTATTATGATATTGTATCCATTGCAATATATATTTATCTTCATTTTTAACAATAGTAGACATTATTATTTCATTTTCAAATTTAGGATAATTATTAATTTTCGTTGTTACATTCTCATCGTCTATTATTATATCATATGTTTTATTTTCATCATATACAAAGGTTTCATTATATAAATAATAAATATGTGCATGACCATGGGAACAAATTTCTACTTGAAAATTTAAAAGTATATCATTAATATACATTCTAATATTATTTATTTTGCAATGCCCTGGCTTAATTATAATTATATTTCCTCTATCATTATAGAATATATCATAAATATTGTAGTTTTTTATAAATATAGGATTATAAATTGTAGTCATTATATTCGCCTTATATTTAATAATAAATATAATAATCTTAAATCAACAATTATTATAATTATTATTATAGTATAAATGGTCAATAAAAATATATTGTTGCTTACTGCACTTATTATATATCTATTTCCTATTATTTACATATCTGCTTATTACAATAATAACAACAGTATCTCGAGTATAATATCAAACGAAAAAGCAAAATATATAATATTGTTTTTTATGTTATTGATGGGTATAGCAATAATATTATATGAACGCAAAAGAGACAATATATATTCTCTAATAACAATAAGTATATTATTACTCTCCATATATGGTCTAATATATTTCAATGAAGGGCATACACTTCACTATATATTTTCTTGCATAGCATTTCTATCTATACTACTTTTTATGTTCGTAATATGCTGCAATAAAACCTGCTATATTTTATTATTTCTCTTATTCATTCAGATAATATTATTTGCTCTTCTGGTAAAAGAATGTAACGATACCATATTTGCATATGAAATCTTCTATTTATTAAATTTTGCAATATTTTATCTATATATTCATTTTATATAATATATCTACAATAGAATGGATTACTTTGTCTTTTTTGTCTCTTTTACATAGTATAATGTTGTACTATTAAAGAATATAGAATATAAAAAATGATTATTTATAGTAAGATAAATTCTAATTATTATTATGGATTGTAAAGTCCAGAATAAAAACTGTGCGAAAGGAAAGAGGATCATAGTTATTGTAGGATTCCCTGCATCTGGTAAATCTACATATTCTAAAAAATTGTTAAAGAAATATTCTAAAAACGGCATTATATTATCGCGCGATACGTTAGGTGGTGCAATTGCGGATATTTTACCGAAATTGAATGAACTTTTAGAATCTAAAAATAATTATTGTATAATTATTGATAATACAAATATTACAGCAGATACAAGAAAACCTTTTATTAAATTGGCTCATAGTGTAAATGTTCCCATAGAAGCTCATTATATTGCAAATACAATTGAAGATAGTCAGGTAAAAACATTACATAGGATGTTTGATAGATATAAGCAGTTATATATGACTGGAAAAGCCGAGAAAAATACAGAGGCTCATAAAGACCCTAATGTATTTCCGCCAGCTACCTTGTTCTCTATGCGAAAAAAAATAGAGATTCCGAAATTAGATGAGGGATTTGAAAAAGTAATAACTATACAGGCCCCATCTGTTAAATGGGATGGTAGAAGATATAGAAATAAGGCGGTATTTTTCGATATAGACGGAACTTTGCGAGATACGGAACATCTTAAGCATAAATATCCTATAATTCCAGAAGAAGTAGAACCAATAAAATTTATACCTCTGGAAGAACAGAGGAAAAAATTGAAAGCTCTTCAAAAAAATAAATATAAACTACTTGGAATAAGTAATCAGTCTGGTATTTCAAAGGGAGTTGTTAGCGAAAATCAGGTCATAGAATGTATGAATAAGACTCGCGAAATGCTGGGGTTAAATGAAAAAGAGTTTGCTATTTCTTATTGTCCCCATAGCGCTTTTCCATTAAGTTGCTATTGTAGAAAACCTCAGGTAGGCCAAGTGATCAACTTTGTAGAAACTCTAAAATTAAATCCCTCGAAATGCATCTTCGTAGGAGATAGAAAGACAGATGAAACTACCGCAAATAGAATGGGAATGCTATTTATTACTACAGAAGACTTTTGGAAAAATGGTTGAATTAGAATTAGAATTATAAATGCGTACTATATATAGATATACAAATATACAGATAATGGAATGGATATATTTATCAGTAATACATAGCATAATAGTTGCAGGATTAATTTTATTTTTGCGTTATGATGATACTCCAAGTAATGTATTTCCTATCATAACAAACATAATTGTGGGAATATTGAGTATATTATATATACTATCATTTAACAAAATAAATTATATTTCTGGAGAAATTAGTAAACCAAAGTATTACATCTATTCTATAGTACTATTTTTTGTAATACTACTCGGATATTATATCATAAAAACATGTCCAAATCCAGCATACTTTAGGGTATTTGTAGCTCTCGAAATAATATTTATATTATTATTTGTTATCTATTATGAAAAAAATATTAAACTATCATACCAAAGCATCATTGGTATAATGCTCGGCTGTATATCCATTATATTGATATCAATGGACACCATAGATGAAAAAATAAGTAAAAAATAATATATATATAATATACATTCTTACATCACACAGCTATCACCTATGTTAATCGTAATAAGGAATAGCGGCTGTTTGCATGAGTTTATTATTATGCAATGCTCCATCGAGAGTTTTTGAGCAATTGATATTGCTCAATTCAGAATCCTTCCTAATTCTTACACGGATAGGAAGAACATATCTAACAGTATTTTCTGCATATTTAAAGTCGGTATTTACAGAAGCTGAATAAGCAGCATTACCATATCCTACTCTCGCTGCTGTACTTTCGACACGTTGCATATTATTAGAAGGTTCTGCTTGCATACCTCGAGTAGTTCCACGCGTAGTTCCACGTGTAGAGCTTCGTGTAGTACTACGAGTTAAATCTTCATCGTAACTATCGTAAGATCTATAAGTAGCTACGGGAAGTTTTGTTCTACTTAGAACCATAAAGGTTAGATAGAATACACCAGTAGCACTTGATGTTCTTTCCATACCAAGCTTAATATCTTCTTCAGTCAATTCATAAGAAGGGTCAATTACCTTTGACGTAGTTAGTTGATAACTTGCTTTCAAGTTCTGATCATAGTCATACTTGCAATATTCATTTGTTTTTGAAATAGGGATTGCGCAGACTACACCATCCCTCTTATAATTGTTGGGATTGTACTGTGATTCCGAGCTATATACGGGTTCTACTGTATCAATTGCAAATCCCAAACTGAATTCTTCATCCACAGCTCCCTTTTTATAAATATCCGGATTTTCAATTCGAAATACAATAGGGCCTTCCTCTGCAATAACAACATATCCTTCCTTATCTCCTAATTGGAATACTTCGATTGGGTATTTTTCCTTAAAGTTTGTACGGTCTTGCTTGTTTTCATAGATAGCCACGTCCTTTCCTTTACCAACGCTAACAGTACAGCTTACATTAGTGTAATTAGTCGAATACATGATGGGAATTGAATCTACTACATTTTTGAAGACAGGGGTATTATCGGTAGTAGAATTAGTAGACATTTTAAGATATTGGATAGTATATAATCATAAGAACCGAATCAATTTTTATTTTTATATATAAAAAAAAGAGTAAACATATTATTAATATAATGCAATATAAGTATAAAATAATATTAAAAGACTCTAATAATTTAATCGCAGAATGTATCTATAGCAAAATCAAAGATATTAAACACGAAGATAGAATATATTTAATTAATAATACTAACAAATATATATTAGACCATATTCTTCTTCCAATATATGAAAAAAATAATATTGAAGATATTATATATAATTACGGAATTCAGAACGCCATACAGCATTACATATTAAATAAAAGATATTACAATAATATCATTGAATTGGTAGATAACGACGAAAATAAAATATATATAGGAATAGCTTATTATATATTAACAGAATGTTTTGACTACATAATAGATATAAACGCATAAAGAGTCTAATACCGATGGCCTATTGTTTCCATTTCTTGCCACAGATTAGACATTCCATGAATAAAGTGGATGCTTCATCTCCTGACCTCGTTTGTAATTCATAATAACTTACCTTTTTACTTTTACATCTCATACAAGTAATCATATCAGACATAGCTACAATATTAAATTCATAGGCCTCTTTAATACGCAAATTATTTTTATCAATAATACTTTTCCATCTTTCAGGGAATATATTGTGACTCTGCATATACGGAAGCATATGTGGGTTAAATTCCTTGTATTCGACCATTCTTTTCAACAGCTCTGTATTTCCTACATAGCTATCTGATTTGAGATTGGAGTAGATGCTCCGAGCAATATTAATATACGTATCTATGAACAAGAGACATTTCCATGATAACTGGATCTTGTTAGAAATAGAATAGTCTATAGTGCAATTGAAAACTCCTATCTCCAAGTCAGTAGCTTCTAATGTAGAAATATGCAAAGTATTTTGCAATAGATTACAAAAATCTTCGCGAACCTTATGTTTATTATATAAATTCTTTTGTTCATCAGGAATGTTCGTATCTTTATTTGAGTATTTTTCGATTTCTTCATTTAAATCATATAGTTTATATTCTATACTCATAATTACCTTAAAATATATTTATATAGTTCTATCAATTTTTTATATATAAATCCTAAAAAAATGATATATACATTATAGATATATATATTTATATAATAATGTATACGCGTATAGATATCGGAAAATATATATCAAATGATGTAAATATTAATACGATAGAACTGTACATAATAAATAGTAAGACTGAAAATACTATTAATGTTATGATAAGCGACAAGATAGATAAAATGGTCGATAATATCTATAAGAAAAGTCGTACTGAAAAATACAAATCATATTTTAATAAAGAAAGAGTATATACTTATGAATTATCAAATGATAATCAATATGTGTATACCAAGATTAAAAAAGAGTTGGATATTATAGATAATATTCTGGTTATCTCTTCAAAACAAGATAAGCAACCCAACTATACATTCCCTTGCACAAACGATATTGATAATATTTGCGAATATACTATTAAAGAGTATAAGATATCTAATCGACTATCGATTATTATTAGATATGATCTCGATAGCAATAGAGAAGAAACTATAAAAACCTTGTATGTCGAATATAAACATTCGCAAAACGTGGATACCGACAAAATTAACGAGCAAATCAATAGAATATTTGCAAAATTATTTAGCGACTAAGCATGCTGCTAAAAAATAAAAATTGATATAACATAATATTAATATGAAGTATTATTATTAATATGAAGTATTATTCTTTCGTTGATTTTGCTAATATTTTAAACGCTGATAATACAGTAAAGGATACGAGCTCTTTAATCTATAATATTAAAGAATTGTACGATGGATATACAAAGTATCTTATGGTATGCAAATGTGACCTTGATGATATTAAAAGGAAGAGAATGCAGTCTGTTATTAGTAACTATATAGATTTTTATGGAGATAATAAAGATTATGATAGAAAAAGTTTAGAGAACGAATATTATAATTGTGTAACAGATCCATTCAATAAATCATTAGATCCTCCTAAAAGCTTCTTTACAAAAGCCCGAAGAGATTATCTTAGCTATGAACTTAGTGAAAAAATTGAAAATGAAAATTGCGATATCAACAGTCATTATACTAATATTAATAAAAAATATGAATATTATAATAATTATAATAATATTCAAAGAAAGAAAGAATTAAATGACGATATTAGCAATGTTATTTATTTTAATGAAGATATTGATGACGACGAAACTATGTCGTATAATTATGATAGTGACGAATATTACGACTATGATGCAATTACCGAAGAGGATAGCGACTACTATTCTGACGAAATGTAGTAAGACTATAAGCGATGAAGTAAGAATATAGCGATATCATAATTTTTTATTTCAAGAAGTTTTCAAAAAATATACAGGTGTTTTTGCTATTTCAATAAATGGGGTTGAAGGTTATGAATTATATAATAAAGGTGGTATAGATGGTGATAGGTTATTAGTATTTTTAGAAAGGTTTATTACTAATAAATATAAAAACAAGGTTATCATTTTAGATAATGCAAGTTCCCATAGAAACATAAGAGTTAAGGAATTAATAAACATAAGAATAATAATTTGATTTATTCAGTATCATATCAACATTATAGAAATGTTTTTTAGTCTTCTAAAATCTAAATTACAAAAGAAAAAAGGATTATTATACGAAGACTTAAATAATAATATCAAAGAGGTAATAAAAACGATACCAGAAGGCTACTATAAGAAAATATTAAAAGGAACATATAATAGACAACCCAAATATATTAATAAAAATAAGGTAAGAAAATACAAGAATTATAAAGACTAAATTCGGCATTTTAAATGTCCAAAGGTGTAAAAATATAAAATTATAACAAATCTATTATTCTTAATAATCAGTAGAAGTAAAAAGAATGATAAAATAAGTTCTATAAAATAATTAGTTTTTTAATTATTATCATATGCTTTAGTTTAATCTTAATAAATTTTTCACACTCCTTGTTTGTAAAATATTTTACGTTACTTTTTTCATAAGATTCTCTCATCTTATCTGTAACATTAATTATTGTTCAATCTGCTCTTCTCTCAAAACATTGTATTGTTGTTAATAGTTTTATGATATCAAACTAAAAATTGATATTATAATATAAGTTGATAAAATATTAAGATGATTAAACAGATATATGTAGGTGCGCATATAAACCGCGATGATCGTGGTATTATTGAGACTATGAATAATATCAAAAATAACGGGGGAAATGCTTTACAAATATTCGTATCTAATCCGCGAAGCAATACAATTACAAATATGGAAAGTTATATCAAGATAGCTCCATCTATACAAAAATATTTAAAGGAAGAAAAGTTCAAGCTAATAATACATGCTCCTTATACTATAAATATAGCAAAGGATGCTATGGAATGCAAGAGAACCATGTTACTCGAAGATTGTTATTGGATTAAACTGCTATTAAATCAGTTAATAATTGCAGATATGATGAGTGCCGTAGGTGTTGTATTGCATGTGGGAAAATATGTTGGTTCAACTCCAGAAAAAGGATTAGAAAATATGAAAATAGCTATCGATTATATAGTCAAGGAGATGGGAAATAAAAAAATGAAAACCAAATTAATTATTGAAACTCCCGCTGGGCAAGGTACTGAATTACTAACAGATTTAAATGATTTCATAGACTTTTATAATGGCTTTTCAAAGGAACAGCAAAAATATTTAGGAATATGCTTTGATACCGCACATACATGGGCATTGGGTTATGAATTGATAGAAGCATATAATATTCTATTTAAAAAAAATAGTAGCGATGTTATTGCTATTCATCTCAATAATAGCTTAGTTAAAAAGGGCGACTTAAAAGATCGCCATTCAATAATGTTAGACGGACAAATACCTATCGATGATATGAATAATTTTATACACAATCTAACGAAAAAAAAGATACCTCTTATAATCTTAGAAACTCCGTCTGAAGATTATAAAACAGAAATAAGCCATATCAACAATCTATTGCGATAATCGACAATAGTCTCTTTAATAGATTAATCGATAAGGTTCTTTTTACATTCGTTTATTTTTTTTTGCATCTCGTTATCGTGCGAATCGCATATATCTCTTATACCTTCCCACCTACATTGAGATTCTGATATATTTTTAATAATTTTTTCTTGAATTTTCCATAGTTCAATAAGTGTCTTCAATACATCCTTATTGTTATTATTAAATATTAATTCAATATCTTCATAATTCATTCCATCGGGAGCTTGTTTAACAACTTCGTCCATTTATATACTTACTGTAAATATTATTTTATCTTCTTATATGTTCTTATATTTTTCAATTTTATTTATATTATAAATATATTCAGATAGTTCGTATGCTATTTTTTCATAAGGATGTTCTTCATAATAATTTCCTGAAACATCACTTATACTAGACGGCTTATCACTTTTATAAAAGCATATTAGTATTTTATTAGTAGCAGTGTTTTTATAAAGTTTCTTGTTTATATCTGGGTTTGATCGTTTATATTTAATCTGTCTTATTAATTCCGAATTATTAGCAATCATATCTTCGGTAACCTCAACATATCCCATATTGATTATTATAGATTTGAATAAATCACTATTGTTGCGCTGGTATATATGTATCTTTTCGTGTATTAATACTTTAATCAATTCGTCCTCGTCGTTTATCAATACCTTGTCTGATAAAAATATTATGTTTTTCCGTGTATGCGGTAATCCGCTTTCGTAACTTAGTTTTCCGTTGCTTTCGGTTTTAGAAAAAACCCATTTGATATTTGCAATTTCTTTGAAATTTATAAATTTTGCGTATGCAATATCTTTTATATTATTTATCTTTATATTACGTAGTAAATAATCTGCTATACTTGTACAATTATTTAAAAGCTCAATATCTTTATCAGTAAAAGAAGTAGCAAGTGTCTGTATATCTGCTAAATATTTTATAGTCGAAGACGTATCTCTTGCATATAAATCATAAGTCGATAAACCCGATATATAGTAGTCATTGTCTTTTTTTAAAAACGCGGAAGTCTCGTTTGCAGACATGTAATAAATGTTACTGTAAGTATTAGTAATATCAAACGAATAATATATAATATAATAAATAATTAACGATATAAATATTATAAAAATTACAAATAATAGAAATAGTTGAAGATATTGGTACAGCATATTTATATTAATATTATATTATAATTTTTCATATATCTTTAGATTATATGGTCTATTTCTTTTTATTTTTCTTTTCCTTCTTATATGCTTTGTTGAAACAGATTACCTGTTTGTCTGTGGCGTTTTTCTCGCTCTTAATAACATGATTCATATTCATATAATCTTCGGCACAATATATATCGCGGTGTAATTTTGAAACATTTGCTATTTTTTCAATATTTTCTTCAATATTTTTAAACAGTTCTCTATTCTCTCTAACTGTAAAATGAGATAATTCGTTGTTTTCAATAATATATATGTATTTGGAATAATGCATTTCTTGCGTCTCTTCTTTTTGTTTTAAGGCATCTATTATTTTATTATATACAACAACTATCTCTTTTTGTTTAATTGATATGCTACAGTACCCATATGAATTTATTGAGTTATAATATATATAATAATTTTTAATTGGTGTCGGATTAGATAAGTAGTCTAACCCAATTTTTTCTTCTATTAGATCTGGTTTTGCTCCTCCTGTCCCGCAAGTTATCTGTATAAGACTTTTTGAATTTTGCTGATTAGTTATCTTCATAATATTAAAATTATGTGTATCTGCGCACAAATAAATAGAATTGTATTTTACTAACATATCATAGAGTGCTTCTAATATATCTTCACTCATCTCTTTATTTTTATTAAGCTGGTTTTTTTTATCGCTAAATAATGGTATGTGACCCATAACAAATAGCTGTTTTTTCGCAGGTTTTCCTTTAGATGCTTTAGTACCCATAGTATCCATAGTACCCATAGTATCGTTATCGTATTCGCTGAGTTTTCTCTCAATTCTCATGGCTACTCTATATATATATTCTAAACTCAATATATTTGTATTTATTATCACAACAATATAAGCAGCTTCATTATTATCGACAATCTCAATATGATCTCCTGAGTATAATTTAATTTCATTCATATTTTCATGTTTTTTTTCTAATTCTAGCGTATACTCTTCTTCCAATTGAGCTAATTGATTCAATTGCTCTAAGCTCGGTGGTTTATCGTTATGTATAAATTGAATTGCAGGATATGTTAAAACATCTTCCTCTGAATAATCTATATAATTTTTGTTATCTATAGGATTCGCCTTAATAGAATTGTTAATATTTTTTAAATAATATTTCTGCGTTTCAATCATACAGTTCTTTTTGAGGCCTTTCTGTATTACTGGGTCAATATCTTCCTGTTCATCTTCGGCTTCATCGTGATTACCTACGCATATGTAAATATTCTTATTCATATTATATAATGTATAGTAACCCGAAATTAATATCGGAGTTAAATAATGTGTTATTTCAACGGGCTTACCGCTCTTTATTTCCTTTGTAATTATATTCTCTAAATCCGCGCTATTTTTAACTAACAAATTATACCAGTTATCTCCCGCAATAAATACATTATTAGTCTCTGTTTCAAGTAATTTAATACTTTGTAATACTATATCGCGATATAAATATTTATATTCGCAATCAATATTATTCCAACATCCAAAAAATACAAAAGTATCAAGGTCTATATAGCTCATATATCAATGCTCTATTATTAAATATATAAAAAATTATAAATATAAACTATTAAATTTATTACAAGATATAATATTCTTTTTTTTACAATATGTATCATAGAATGTTTTAGATGCACTAAATGGCAATGATATTTTAATAGAATCTCTAGGAACATATAACATCATATTAATCCACGAAACTATATCATTAATTGCTCGCTTTAAATTGCGGACTCCATCCTCTGTTTCGATATCATTAATTATATGCTTTATTAAATCCTCTGTAAACAGAATGTCCCCTTTATTAAAATTGTACTGCTTTAATATTTCGGGTATAATGTAATCTCTTGCCAATATTATCTTTTCTTCGATATTGTAACCATTAACATTTATAACTATCATTCGGTCTCTTAAGATTGGATTGATCAATGAATCGTCGTTGTATGTGAATATAATCATCGACCGCGATATATCAAAATCTATTTCTTCAAAATACCTATCATTAAATTTATCATTCTGGACTGGATCTGTAATATGAATTAATGTATTGATAATTTCTTGACCTTTGTATGTATTAGAAACCTTATCTAATTCGTCGAATAATATAAGAGGATTCATAATTCCTGTCTTCATCAATGTCTCGCATATTTTTCCATAGGAAGACCCTTCGTATGTATAAGAATGCCCCTTGAGAAAGGAAGAATCGTCTGTGCCACTAAGAGATATAAATGCATTTGGGTAATTTAGAGCATTACAAATACCCTCTTTAATAAGTTTAGTTTTTCCGACTCCGGCACTTCCTTGAATTCCTATAATATACCCTGATGCTTTGGGAAAAGATATTAGTTGGGCTAAAATTCGTATTATTTGTTCTTTAGCATCTTTGTGTCCGAAAATTGTATCGTCCATTAGTGTTCTGATATTATTTAGAAAACCAGATATCTTTTCGTGACCGTCTGTAATGCTAATAGGTATCTCATAGAATTTATTAAATGGTATATTATTTAACGATAATAACCATGCGCTCATTTTGTTATATTCTGAAGAATAGCTGTTCATTTTATTGAAATTTTCAATTTTGCTCACAATATTTTTTTTTGTATGTGTATTAATGCTTGAATTAAGTATCTTGAAACGAATAGGTACGTCAGTAAAAATAGAACTACTATCTATCTGCTCTTCGATATTTACTAAATTCATTTTATCAGATTCAGGCAAAATATCAAAATACTTCTTCTCGTTGCTATTGTATCTGTTATAGAATTTATAGACTTTTTTATTTATAGGATGTTTTTTAAGATTTACAGAAGGGATGTTTCTAATATTTTTTTTAGGATTCAAAATAAGATATACCATATTATCATTTTTTTCATCATATTCATCTTGTAATTTATTAAAATTATTATAATTATTTATGATATTATTTACTGTACCTACGTCGTTTACTTCGTTTACTTCGTTTACTTCGTTTACTTTGCTCGCTTTACTCGCTTTGCTTTCGCGAACTTTTCTTCCATACTCATCATAGATATTGTTATCATATACAAGCTTCTTAGCTATATCATCTATATCTTCTGTATCTTCTTCAGAAGCATCGTCAGAAGCATCTTCTATATCCTCTGTATCTTCTTCGGATTCTACGATATACTCAGTATCGCCATTATCGTCATACTCTTCGGTAGACTCCTCGCTCTCTTCAATTTTTGCCATTAAAATAATATATAGATTTATTCATAAGTATTTTTATGAAATATATGAAAAAATAATAACGAAGTAACGAAGTAATGAAATAACGAAGTAATGAAATAACGAAGTAATGAAGTAACGAATCTATTTTTTATTTTTTAAGGTGTTAGAAAATCGTTCATAGGATTTCGGGAATTCTCTTCCCCAATAGTAATTAGAAGAAATAGTTCGGACAGTTCTATTGATATTTATTATATAATATGTAAACAATACTATTAAAAGAATTATGGCAATTAATGCTATGATACCAACAAAATTGTTATTAGTATATAGATTGATTGTATATGATCCTATTATTATTAAAGCGAGTAATATTATAGACCGCAAGTATACCGTATAATTAGCATTTTCGTATTTTACAACATCTATATTTAAATGTGCATCATCCTTTTTGTGTTCAAGAACATAGTTAGCATAATTTTTAGCGTCGTGTCTATTCTTTTCTAAAGATTCTATTTCAACCTCTTTATTATATAGTGTTTGGGAATCTGTATATAACAAACCTAAATCAATATAAGAGCTTAGCAATACAGCATTACTTTTTAATATATTGTCTACCTTAATCTTCTTTTGGGTTTTATATTTATCATTATTTTCTTGCGCATTATCTGCGGCACCGACGTTGGGATTTTTACAATCACTACAGATATCGCTAAATATATCTTGATTTTTTACTACAGCAAAAGTTTCTACGTAATTCTCGTCTATATATATTGTATTAATAATATAATAGACTGATACCAATAATACTATAACACCGAAACACATCAAAGATATAAGCTTTAATTCGGCCATATTAACATTTGCGACGTTTACAATTAATAATATAAATGTTACAAATGAAATTATAACAAGATAAGCGATTAATTGATCGTATAGCAATTTATTCTTAGCTTTATGAGATTCATATAGCGAAGAGTTGTTTAAAATCTTGGTTTTATTGCTATTTATATTCTCATCTATTCTATTTATATTATTTTTGAGATTAAATATATTTTTTTCAATATCAAATGTGGTTTTGGGTATCACATATACAGAGGTATTATTATCGCCATTAGTTAAGGAAGCTAAAGCTCCTGCGGCGCCTATATCAGGATTACCTCCTTCTAAATCTGTTGTGCTACTTATAGTTATATCTATAAATCTATCATTTGTATTATTAACTTCTATAGCACTAATTAATGCGCGAATATTCTTATTCGGAATTATTAATATATATTTATCGGGAAAAGATCTGTTATTTTTTAATTCTATAAATGTATCAGTTATAGGGAGACTTTCTAAGTCGGCCGTTGAATGATAAGATATTTTTTTCGAAGCACTTTCATATCTAAATTTAGTATATAATAGGCCATCATTATTATATCCATATTTATCCAAGTTTGTTACTGTAAGAGGTATTGAAACATTTAAATTATATATGTGATTATATATATTATTATCGATATTATTTAGAATTGTCTTAAATGATTCGGAAGTCGATGTAGTACTCTTATCTTTTATTCCATATACATAGGAATTTTTAAAATAATTAGAGGGCAGAGAATTATACGGGGTTTGAGGAGTTAAAGTTTCGGTATTCGAAGAAATATATTTAATAAAATTATAAGAAGAATTATCTTTATAAGATGGGTAATTCAATGCTAAACAATTTGTAAGAGACCATACTAAATTAAAATAAATGTTAATTGAACGTATAGAAGTTAATAGAGTAGATTTTAAACATTTTAAGTAAATTAATAAGTAATGTAATGTATGTTTTAAATTATGAAATTTAATATTTCTGATCATTATAAGGAACATTCTTATGTATACTTGGTAAGGTTTTTTAGTATCCGTAAATTCGCCAGAAGCTTCATTGGAAAAAGAAAACTCCTTGTATATGTATTTATTACCTTGGCTTATGCTAAAATTAGCTAAATTGTTTGAATTTCTTATAAAAGTATAATTGCGATTAGTTACTTCTCGAGGCTTAATACTTGACGTTACTGGTTCGGCTGCAGGAGTATATTTACTCCTAAAATATTGATATGTAGAAATATCTTTAAATTCATCTCCCAAATATAAGTATATGCCTTTCGATGGTTCTTTAGTTTTATCGTTGTTAGTAACCCATTTTCCAACAGGTTTATTTTCTGCATCTCCATCGTTTAATTTATTGTACAAAATATGTATATCATTATAATTTCGGAAAGTTGCTGCGTCACCTGAAGTTTTTACTAAATCTCGATGTTCTAAAAGCATTTTATAATCTTCGTGAATCGCATCACTGTATTTTACGTTACCCGATGTATCGCCTGTAATTTCTATTACCTTATTATTCCAAATATCTTCATTACCCATACCATCTATGTTGCTACTTATTAATGCCTCTACTATTTTAATATATACATCAAGTAAAAAAATGGTATAATATATATTTTTACAAATCTTTTCGTCGAAGTTTTGCGTATTATTTTTTCCTGCCGAGGAACCTGTTAAATTATTGTAAAAAAGAAGGTGTTGTTTACTACCAGAAGACAGCGCAGTCAGTATGGTATTTGAATTATTAACACCTGTTGCGTCAGCTGCGCCAGCTGCATCGGCAGTTGTTTGGTCTATTTTTAAATTTATACAATTTGTTAAGGTGTGTTTACAAATTTTATTTTTAACATTATGATATTCTAAGTCTTGATCACTTGCTGTCTGTGTAGAGCCCGAGATTACATATTGTTTTCCGATATCATAACTTGTCTCTGGAGTACTCTCTTCAAAAGAAGGAAATATAGTATTAAATCCTGTTTCGAAGAATTTTTTAATATTAACCTTGTCTGAATCTGAATTATCGACCACTTTATTATATAAAGACGAAATTGCTGTTTTCTTAATAATCGAAGATAAATTTTTGAGTTTTATATGTAGTGTCTTATAATCTTGATCTTCCCCAGTAGTTATTACGGAGGACATTAATTATTTAAATACTCTATTATTTTATAATATATTATATTTTTAGATACAAGACCTATAAGAAAATGATTCCCCGCTATTTTCATTATATCTATTTATTTTCACGATATCGCCATGTTTCAATCCGATCCATTTAGCAATTGGATCACTTTGCAAAATAACATGCATATGCATCTTTGTTCTCGCCATATACTCTTTCATAAATTCCTTAACTTCTTCATCGGTAAGTTTGGTGTGTGTAGGGACATACACATGTTTTGTAGGATTAAACATGAGCTGTTGTAGCGTGAAATATTGCAATTGTCCTCCACTTTTCTGAAAAATTTTATCGTATTTATTTAGAAGAGATTTTACAGCCGTTGATATAGATTCGTTGTTGAATACGATTATAACATTTTTCTTTGAACCATATTTTCCTGTAAATTCTTGGATATTGTTGGTGTCCTTTATTTTTTCTTTAAGGTCATCAATTATCATTTTTCTCAACTTTTTAGTAAGCGCATAGATAACTGATGTATTAGACGTTTGAATATCTATTACGTTTCTATCAGTTTCGAAATCTTCCTTATTCATAGATAACAAGTGTTCTTTAAAGATAGTCACATCATCACCTCGATAAACCAACATTTCTTCAATGTTCGCATTAACAATATCAATATCCATAACTATTAATTAATTATATATCTTATTATTATATAATAATATAAAAGTCAATTTTTATGTAAAATTTTATTCTGTGCCAATTCAATTATTTTAGGATCAATATAGCTATTCTTGCATACAGCGGGAGTATTATGTAATTGTATCGCAGTTAGCTCTATAGCCATTTTAATAGGATTCTTGCAATCTCTGCTATCTACCGATTTATTAAAGAATTTAGTAAATAAATTATTAGCATTCCATGTTCTCAAATCTTTGGTTGTAATATTAACTCCGAGTTTATTCGCCAAATAATTATTCACATCAACCGAATTAATACAGACATCGTTACATGCAAATATATATGCATCTACTATATCAGATTTGCTTTTAATATCTTCGTATTTTTTTGATAAATATTGATATATATGTTTATTGTTACATACTGATTTATTTCTAACACCTTTTTTACCTATAAAATCAAATGCTATACCGCATTGGCTACCTCCGTTACTTCCGTTATCGCAAATACTTATATGAGAGAACTTTAAAGTAGTGATACCATGTGAATTATTCTCCTTCTCATATTTCTTATTTCCTATTCTAAATCCGCAAGATAATATAAGGGTTATTATCATAGCTATAATCTTCGTTTTTTCGTCAGAAGACCTTATGTCTTTCGCAATACATTTCTTTATTTTTAAAAAATACTTACTGAAATCTTCAATCTTATCGTATTTTTTATCATTCTGTTCTTTAATATATTTTGGATTATATATAACCTGTTTTCTATTCTTACTATCATACCCATATGCTAATATTTTCTTATTGTTTATTATTGTAACATTGTCGTAGGCTGGAGGTATTTTCATTTTCTTAATTTTTTCCAATAAAACGCCATCAGATATTTCTATATCGTTTTTATAATATTTGAAACCCGTAATATACGTACCTATGCGTTTTATTTTCATTATTTAACTATTATAAATAAAATATAATTCTGATGTTATAAAATGATATAAACATATAATAATATATGTATTCATAAACTGAATTAATAATGGCGCTACCGAAAAAACCTACTCAACCTACTTCAACTACACCATCTGTAGTACCCCCAGTTGATCTAAAACAACTTCCTAAAAAAGGCGTTGTAGCAACGGGCAAAGTTGCTGATGATAAGACCCTCGCAGCCAAAGAAGTAAAGGCTCCTAAAACTGCTGTAACTACCGCGGCCGCAGTTCTCGCTTCAACGCCGGATGCTGTAGATTCAGAGACTGTTCCAGTAAATGCCGACGGAACTCCGGTTAAAGACAATCTCGTAAGTACTATCATCGAGAAGGTCAATACTCTTTTTACAAGCTTCAAGGAAGTTCAAGCTCTACTAAAAGTATTGAGCAAGGAATATGATAAGCAGCAAAAAATTATTGAAAAAGCGCAAAAGAAACGTCAGAATGCTAAGAACTCTCCGTCTGGCTTCGCTAAGCCTAACAAGATTTCTGACGAGCTCTGTGATTTTATCGGACTTCCCCACGGAACTGAGAAATCCCGCACTGATATTACTCGATTTATTAATACTTATGTTAAGGAAAACAATCTTAATAAGCCAGAAAACAAGCGCTTCATCCTTCCTGATGAAAAACTTAAGAAAATCCTCAATGTCGGAGACAACGAAGATATCAACTATTTCATTCTTCAAAAGCTAATCTCGCACCATTTTCCTCCTTCTGCAAGCAAACAAGCTCAGATAGCCGCTCAATGATTATTAAGGAATTGCGAGAATTCTAATCTAATTTGTCGATATCCATAATAGAGTATTTTTCATTTTTCAACTTATAATTATTATATTATATAAATGTTTTGATATTTGTATTGATGTCTTATGAATATCATTATTATACCTATTATTTTTGTTTTTTTTTATTACACCTTTGGACATTTAAAATGCTGGTTTTAGTCTTTATAATTCTTGTATTTTCTTATCTTATTTTTCTTAATATATTTGGTTTGTCTATTATATGTTCCATTTAATATTTTCTTATAATAGCATTATGGTATTGTTTTTATTACCTCCTTAATATTATTATTTAAGTCTTCGTAATATAATCCTTGTTTCTTTTGTAATTTAGATTTTAGAAGACTAAAAAACATTTGTATAATGTTGATATGGAACTGAATAAATCAACTTATTATTCTTATTTATTAATTCCTTAACTCTTATGTTTCTATGGGAACTCGCATTATCTAAAATAATAACCTTGTTTTTATATTTATTAGTAATAAACCTTTCTAAAAATACTAATAACCTATCACTATCTATACCACCTTTATTATATAATTCATAACCGATTAGGCCTTTTATTGAAATATCAAAAACACCTGTATATTTTTTGAAAACTTCTTGTGAATTAGTTTTAACTACGCATCTTTTACCTACTTCATTATAGCAATAGTGTCTTAATTGTAAAGAGTTAATACTTGTCTTGTCTATACAAAAATGGTGTAAAGAATTGTTAATATATAATATCAAATGAATAAATATAATAATTCAAAAATTTACAAAATTTTAAACAATAGAGAACCTAAATACTATTATATATAGGTTCAACTGTTTCTGATTTGAAAACAAGATTACGAAGATATAGGTCTGATTCAAAAGTTAATCCAAATGTAAAAAAACAATTTTTTCAATAGTATAGATTGGGATGTGCAAATTTTACTTATTCAAGATGTAAATGTATCTAATTTTTTAGAATTACGCGATATTGAGAACAATTTATTAATGATGAATTTTGTTTACATACATATTTTGCAACAATAAATATTGAAAAGAGAAGGGAAAAAATAAAAGAAAATTCAAAAAAATACTATTTTAATAATATTGATACAATGAAAGAAAAACATAATAACTACTATTTATTCATATAACATATCACAATTATACTTATTTCTCTTTTCCCTCGCTATATTTTTGAAATTTGTTTCCTCTTTAACAAAGATATTAGAAGACTTATTTATTTCACTCAGCTTTTTGAGTTCACAATAGGATCCCAAATACTTAGCAATATGCGCGAATTAATCAGTATAAGTAAAGTTCATGATAGACTCTGTAGTAACATGTAGTAACCTTTCTTATTAGCTTATTAAGATCATTTTTTTATAAAAATTGATATAAATGGATATTAATATAATAATATAAAATGGCCATTATACGCGACGACTTTTCTACTACAAACAATGGAGGTGTTGCTCTTAAAACAACTAACAACGTTATTGTAGATTATTTCATGCTATTCATGCGTGATTTAGATATTGAAACAAGTTACGATTATCTCGAAAAGTGTTGGAAACAGGATCCTGTAAAAACTGTAGCAATTATCTTTAATGGGAGAGATAGGGATAAGGGTAAAAAAGAGAAACGCGTTTCGAATGATGCAATGCTATGGTTGAGAAAAAATAAATTCCATACTTACATAAGCAATATTAGAAAGTATGTTGATAAATACGGATGCTGGAGAGATATCAATTATATCGCATATAAATTGAAGAGCCAAGAGCATAAATATGAGATTGGATTGTTTGCAGATAAATTGAGAGAAGATAAAATAAATTTGAGTAACAATAAAAGTGTATCTCTATGTGCTAAATGGGCTTCGAGTGAAAACGATAAGTACGATAAGAGAAGGCAATATGCCAAGAAAATCGCAACAATTCTTTTTGGAAGAGATGATATACATAGGATGGAGAAGTACAGAACAGAATATTTGGTGCCTTTGAGAAAACAGATTGATATTGTTGAATCAAAATTGTGTACTAAAGCATGGGGTGATGTTAATTACGAAAAAGTACCAGCAGTTGCTTCTAAGAATTTGAAGAATACCTTTATTAAACATGACGAGGAGAGATACAAGCAGTATCTTGAAGATGTTAAGAATAACAAGAAGAAGATTAATGTAACTGGAATTCTTCCTCATGAATTGGTAGAAAATTATATTAAAGATATGAGGAGCAGCGAAGATATTGTTGAATGTCCTACTACAGAGATGCAATGGAGAACTATTATTGAAAATGTGAAAAAATCGGGTAATTTCAATAACGCTATTTCTATTGTAGATGTTTCTGGATCAATGTTTAATGCGTCAAATGGAAGTATTCCGGCACAGGTGGCAATTGCTCTTGGTATCATTACATCCGTATGCTGTACGGGAAATTTTAAGAATAAACTAATTACATTTAGCGAAGAACCGAAAATTGTTACGCTATGTGATAAGTTGAATGAAAATTTTGATGCAATCCCTACACTTTGCGAGTGTATCAAGAATCTTTTGAAAATCGCTTATGGATTAAGCACGGACTTTGTTAAATGTAATGAGGTAATTATCGATTATGCGAAATTATTTAACGTACCAAAAGAGAATATGCCTAAAAAATTGTTTGTATTCACTGATATGCAATTTAACGACGCTTCTTCGGAATCTCGGCATTCCAATAGTTATGAAGATAAAAAGTCCAGTGCATTGGATACTATTTATAAAACAATTGTTAAAAAATACAAGGATAATAATTATGATGCCCCAAAGTTTATATTCTGGAATCTCAACTCAAATAGTAAAGAGGTCTTCCCTGTTAACTGTGATACAGAAGGGACTGCGATTGTATCTGGGTTCTCCGAACAGCTTCTAAAAATATTTATGAGTTACGACGATTTTAAACCTGAATTTGTAGTAAATGAAATCCTGGAACCTTACATGAAAGAGGTAACCATTTGCGATGATTAATTAAATTCGAATGTAGAACACGGTCGGTATCTAAATATTCTATTATTTTTCTATTTGATATAAAAAATTGACTATATTTTTACTATGATATTTTTTACAATCATGAACTTTACCAATACAGATTACTTTGCAACCATCGCGATGCATTTGAATGGCTATAGTGATTACAAAAAGCTCAGTGCGATCAATAAATTTTCTAATGATTTCGTTAACCGTAAGACAAATCTCAGAGATATTGTAAAAGAAAAGAGAGATAAGTATAATTGTGATATGCTTGAAAACTATTTAATTAAAAAAATTAGGTGTGAGCTCGATAATAACACGAGATCTGGTGTAAATTATAAGATACACATTGCTAAATATATGAATATGATGAATAAAGATTGCTTACCATACTTGGAGGATATTATCTCATACTATTTTCAAGAAAAAAACAGAAGAGACCATGGGTTAAACAATTATATTCAAAAGATATCAATAAGTGTATCGAAGATTTTATATAATATCATATTGTCTTTCGATAATAATTATAGATTAAAAAATAAGAATATTGAACTGTGGATATCGTAGTTAACATAGATATCATAGTAAATTTAATTGGAATAGGCAAGGCCGCCCATACCGGATAATATTCTGAGAACGTTGTAGTTAACAGCGAATATGTGGATATTACCCGAAACACTCGAAGATAGCGAGAGAACAGCGGTATCTATACGAGACATGTTTAGAGTTCCGCTGGGCTGGTGTTCTTCGGGTTTTAGAGCAAAGGAGTATACGTTAATACCTTTGTGGAATTCGTCAGGGGTATTTTCGTGGTGTTGGTACGGTTGAACTAATGAGAAATAGTCACCTTTGCGTTGAGCAAAACGATCGTTGCCGTTGAGCATGATTTTAGCTTGTTGGGTAGGATTCTTGGAATTGTAATAATCGTTATCAGTTCCAGAGCCGTATTTTTTAGCCGTGGAAAAGTTATTCCAGTATACAGTGGAAACATCAGTGCTTCTTATGGCCCATACAAGTTCTTTGCAAGGATGATTAAAGTTCACGCGCATGCTCTTCATGCCATCTTCATTTGCCGAAGCAGATATATTGTCTGTACCGGTGAATTGTAATTGCTCTATTAAATATTCGTGAGATAATTGAGCGAATCTTCGGCGTTCATCGGTATCTAAGAAGATGTAATCAACCCATAAAGTGGGTTCTTCAAGTACTAATGTGGGGGATTCAAAAGAAGCATCGCTGTTAGCAGTAGCAGATTTATAACAGAAGTTATTGGTGCCTGTATCGTATAATTTAGTATCGGATTCATATTCTATATTTATTTTAACTTCGTGGTATTGTAAGGCGATTAAAGGTAGAGCGAGACCAACATTACGGCAAAACCAGAACTCGAGGGGAACATATAATTCATAAGATTTGCCAGCAGATAATTTAGTGCAAGTATTCTCTTTGTTAGCTCCAACCATTACATTGTAGCCTTCGCGTTTATCATAGGGTAATGAAAGCTCGTTCCATATATATAACCATTCGGAATAATGTTTATCTATACGCTGACCACCGATTTCAAGCTCGATAGTTTTTAATAGTTTTTGACCGAAATTGGGAACCATAGCGGCATTTTTAGAAGCATGTGTGTTTTTTATTTTTCCATAAAAGTAAACACGATGTATTAAATCGCCATTACGGGTTATTTGGAACGTAGCACGCGAACCGAGCGAATTACTTCCAGTTGCTGTTTGTTGAATAGCTTCAATAGCGAAGTTAGTATGACGACGATAAACTACTTTAAAAAAGGTAATTTGAGGATTACCAGTTAAATAAACATCCTGAGCACCATAAGCTACTAATTGAAGAAGACCACCACCCATTTACGCTATATTCTTTATACTATTAGAGGAGAAAAAAAAAAGGGATATTATAGCAATTTAACAATGCATAATAAAACTTTATTACTTTTACTTTAACATATTAAACATATTAATTGGAATAGGCTAAACCGCCCATACCAGATAATATTCTTAAAACGTTGTAATTAACGGCATATACATGTAAGTTAACAGCACCATTGAGACTTGAACGTAAACCAGTTAAACTCAAGTTTAATACAGCAGTATCTATACGAGACATATTTAATGTGCCGCTCGGTTGATGTTCTTCGGGTTTTAATGCAAAAGAATATACGTTAATACCGGGGTTAGCAGGGATACAGCCATGGTGCTGGTAAGGTTGTATTAAATTGAAATAAGAACCTGGGCGTTCGCTGAAACGATCATTGCCGTTTAGTACAAGTTTAGCAGATTTAACAGGATTTGTGGATAATACAGCGCTCGATGAATTAAATTCGACACCAGTATCGACAGTATCATACGAGTTAACGGTAGTGCCATAATTCATCCAGTTGTTATTTTTAGTACCGGTGGTAAAATCACTGGTAGCAAACCATACAAGCTCTTTGCAAGGATGATTGAAGGATAATTTGGGTTTTACTTGTACAACATTAGTAGCGACATCAGTTAGATTAGTTACGCTTTCGGCACCAGTGAATTGTAATTGCTCTATTAAATATTCGTGAGATAATTGAGCGAATCTTCGGCGTTCATCAGTATCCAAGAAGATATAATCGACCCATAGAGTGGTCGAAGCAGAAGATAGGGGAGATAGATCGCCAGTTTCCGAAGAAGCTATGCATTTAGCTTTATCTTCGAAGAGGATATTTATTTTAACTTCGTGATATTGGAGAGCAATTAGAGGAAGGGCTAAACCGACATTTCTGCAGAACCAGAATTCTAAAGGAATATATAGATTAGCAGCAGTTAATACGGCTTCAGTGGGATTAGCACCGACCATCTTTTTATAACCTTCCTTCTTTGAGGTAGGTAAAGTGAGCTCGTTCCATACATACATCCAGTGAGAATAATGTTTATCTATTTTTTGTCCACCGATTTCGATTTCAACATAATTCATTAAACGAAGACCGAAGTACGGGCATACTTTTTTGGTTGAAGTGTAATTCGTAACAACTAAGTATACACGATGTATTAAATCGCCGTTTCTCGATATTTGACTGGTTACGCGATTTCCGAAATCAGGAGTTCCGTTGAAAGTTTGTTGTATGGCTTCAATAGCGAAGTTAGTATGACGACGATAAACTACTTTAAAAAAGGTAATTTGAGGATTACCTGTTAAATAAACATCCTGAGCACCATAAGCTACTAATTGAAGAAGACCACCACCCATTTACGCTATATTCTTTATACTATTAGAGGAGAAAAAAAAAAGGGAATGATATAACACATTTTTATAATTACTTAATTATTTTTAATTAGAATAGGCTAAACCACCCATTCCGGATAATATGCGTAATACGTTATAATTAACGGCATATATATTAATGCCTTCGTAGTCGAAATTAGCCGAAGTAACAGTGTTGCCTTTAGTGGGGTCAACGACGTCAACCATCAAAGTTGCGGTATCTATGCGAGACATATTTAAAGTGCCGCTCGGCTGATGATCTTCGGGTTTTAAGGCGAAAGAGTACACGTTAATAGGGTTATTAACGGGGACGTTAGTGTGATGTTGGAAGGGCTGGACGTGCGAGAAATACATGCCCTCTCTTACAGCGAAACGATCATTACCGTTTAATTGGAGAATGGCACTGGTAAAAGGGTTCTTGTATTTTTCGGGTTTTACACCAAATATAGTAAGGTTGCTTGTGTAAATGAGAGAGCCACTTGGATCATTATCAGCATCAAGGGCATCGTATAAATTATAATCATACCACCTGTTGGGTTTGTAAGCTCCTTTGCTTTTAGCTACCCAGATTAATTCCTTGCAGGGATGATTGAAGTTTAATTTAATACGGTTAGTATTTTTGTTAAGGGTTTCGGTACCGGTGAATTGAAGTTGTTCTATTAAATATTCGTGGGATAATTGAGCAAATCTTCTGCGTTCATCGGTATCTAAGAAGATGTAATCGACCCATAATGAAACATTTTGTAAATTATCAAAGCTGGCCGGAGTATCGCAGCAATTTGCGAGGGAATCGAACTCGATTTTAACTTTAACTTCGTGATATTGAAGGGCGATTAAAGGCAGAGCAAGACCTACGTTTCTGCAAAACCAGAACTCGAAAGGTATATATAATGTAGCGCCTTTTCCAGTTAATATGTCTTTATCGGCTCCAACCATGGTATCATAGGCATATCGCTTACCGATAGGTAAAGATAACTCGTTCCATATGTATAGCCAATCGGAATAATGTTTATCTATTTGTTGCCCACCAATTTCAATAACAACCGATTTAATTAAACGTAAACCGAGGTAATTAACATAGGTACCTGTAGTAGCCACTTTTCTCGCAGGTACATCAACCTGTAAATACATGCGATTTATTAAATCACCATTGCGCGATATTTGGCATGTTACGGTATTTCCATAACCGGCATTTCCGTTAAATGTCTGTTGAATAGCTTCAATAGCGAAGTTAGTATGACGACGATAAACTACTTTAAAAAAGGTAATTTGAGGATTACCAGTTAAATAAACATCCTGAGCACCATAAGCTACTAATTGAAGAAGACCACCACCCATTTACGCTATATTCTTTATACTATTAGAGGAGAAAAAAATATAGATTATAAGACACAATTTTAATTTTATATATAAACCTTAATATTTATAATTCAAATATAATGATGTTTAAAGAAAAGTCATCAAAGAAAAAGGTAACTGCTGATATAAATGAAACTGTTACATTAGATGCTATGCATAATAATATGATAAGAGATTTTGAAAAAAGCGATAAGGAAAAGTTGTATTATGAGAATAAATTAAGATATTGTGAAGAGCATAAAAATGATATATTAAATACTATAAAGAATACAAGTGATAAAGAGACAAGTAGTAAATTATGGTTTAGTAATATAGAATTATGTGAAGAAATATTAGATATCAAATCAAAATTATACGAGTTAAATAAATTGGATGAAATAGAATATTATAAAAGTACAAGCGATATACTTTTTCAATACTATGATACGGTAAATAAACAATCGGATATCAATCAAAATTCAAACTATTTAAAGGATTTTAATAATAAATCAAAAATATATAAAAAGGATAGCAAGAAAAATAAAGGGGTAGTAGCAAATACAATAAATGTATTAGAGGCGCTAAATAATATAGACAATAAAAAACCCATAGTTGAAAAATTTGCTGTTAATGATTCTGAAGATGACATAAAATGCGAAAACTTAGAAACTTTAGATGAGTATAATAATGATAATAAAATGGAAATTGTACAAGACAAGAGTTCTTTAGTAGATAAATATATGGCTATAATAAACAATAAATATATTAGAACAGTTGAAGAAGAAAATATAGAAATTTGCAAAATATGCAAAAATAACATGGTGTCTCTTCAATATGATGCAATAATTGTTTGTAATTATTGTGGATTTCAGGAATTACTATTAGTAGAGCAAAATAGACCTATTTTAAAACAGAATACAAAAGATACTTCGCATTTTTGTTATAAACGGATAAATCACTTTAGAGAATGGTGTAATCAAGTGCAAGGCAAAGAGAGTACTGATATACCTGATGAGATATTTGAAAAGATTTTGATGGAAATAAAAAAAGATAAGATTACAGATTTAAAAAAAATAACCTATTTAAAAATGAGAGATATTCTTAAAAGGCTAAGGATAAATAAGTACTATGAGCATATCAATTATATAATAAATAGGATAAACGGAATACCTACACCACAATTTAGCACAGAGTTAGAAGATAAGTTATGCAATATGTTTAGAAGCATTCAAGCACCTTTTCTAAAGCATTGCCCAAAAGATAGGAAAAATTTCTTATCTTATAGTTATGTTTTATATAAGTTTTTTCAGATACTTGGATTAAATGAGTATTTGAAATACTTCCCTTTATTGAAGAGTCGCGAGAAGCTCTATGTGCAAGATCAGATATGGAAGAAGATATGTATAGACTTAAATTACGAAATAATTCCTTCCTTATAACTTTTACAAAAACGAGTACATAATTTATTTTTCTTTGAACTTTTAAAAACTTTTTGAAATTTCTAAAATTTTTTCAATTATGTACTCATTTTTAATCCTAAATTATATACATCATTATTTTTAAATAAGTCCAATAAATATAAAACAGATGCCAGCACTATAGCTAAGCCCACTATTCTAATAATGTTAAATCTCAGGTCTATTATTAGTAATGCAAACATGGCTATAACAAATCCAAGTAATAGATACTGTAATACAACATATGCGTATGTAATCTCCATTATATCTATCATAATTAAACATTTTATTGTAAAAACATATAAGATTTATAATAATAATATATATTAAGAATAAATAATTATGGCCGACGCAGTGAACTCAACGCTTGTATCTACGAAAGAAGTAGATTATTTGGACGAGGATAAACCCATCAGAGGACAAAATTATGTACTCCTATCCTTTTTGAGTCCCGAAGATGTTATTGTTAAAAAGGATGCTTATATTTTTAGCAAATTTATTGAGAAGTTTAGTAGAGATATGAAGACTCTCCTTGATTCTCTTAAAGAAAAATATCCTGACCAAAAGGATATGGTTGATACTATTGTAGAAAATAACAATTTTATCTTTGATTACAAGGAGATGAACGAGCAATACAACTTCTATAAAAATGTAAATAACGATGAGCTCGAATCAAATTATCACCGCGATAACAACTTTATTACTTCTATGCGCGGTATTAAAGTAAGAGGAACTTTTGATACTATTGATGAGGCTAAAAATCGCAGCGAATTTTTGAAGAAAATAGACAGTAAATTTAACATTTATATTGCTCAAGTAGGTTGCTGGTGCCCATGGTCTCCCAATCCCGAATGCCTTGAAAATCAAGAATATGCAGAGACGCAACTCAATACTCTTATGAAAGAATATAAGAAAAATATGGATAATCGCGATGTTATCTTTGAAAATCGAAAGCAATCAATTGCTACAAATGCTGCTCCAGTAGGAGACAGTGTATCGGAGGAGAATGAAGAGAAAGTTGATAATGTAGAACTAAGTACCATCAAAGAAGAGCTTGAAAAGGTAGATGTATGGAGTCAAAAGAATGTTGAATAAAAAATTAATATTACTCAATTTATTTTTTAGCTATTTATAATTTATAGTATAGCTATATCCGTAATTTTGGATTTAACAGGATTAGCAGATACTATCGTATCATTGGATACTTTTGGTTTATCCGGTTCATTAGATACTTTAGATTTTTCTGTAGATTTTTCTGTTTTTGTAGGAACCATAGGTTTCTTAGAAGAAAAAACTGCAGTTTTTTCATTATTTTCCTCCATAGTATTTATATACTTTTGAACAGATGTAAGTATTGAATTAATATTAATTTCTAATTTTGATCGATCATCCTTATTCGATGTGTCGTTGTTTTTATTATCAATAAAAATAATCTCTTTGCCGTTATTTATCAAAATAAATGTAATCATAGGATATTCTTTAGCCTTTTGTATAATTGCACTTACGCTTTTGCTAATTATATTTATAACACCAACAGTATTTGTAACACTAGATACATTAGTAGCCTCCCACCCAGTATTTTTAATTATTTTTATAATATTTACATCATTTTGAGTACTAATAATATCTTCTAACGCGTATACTATATCTTTGATATTATCATTATCTAATAAATAATATAAAATAGTGTCCCCTACAATAGGTTGGGTATTGTCTATTAATACACAATATTGATTTTGAGAGACTTTTCTGGCACTCATTTCTTATTTTATATTATATATTAAAAATAATTCTATATTACAATATTAAGAATGAAAGCAATTGCTATATTTTTACTTTTTATAGGTACCATATTAATAGTTCAAGGATATTATAGTAAAAAAACTAACATTACTGAAAAAGAGAAGATAATAGTTAAATATATTCCAAGAAGTACATATGAAGAACAGATGAATCCTCAAGAAAGTCTCCAAACATATTATAAAGGAATGTTTGAAAATATAATAGTTTAATGATTATTTTTATCCTTAATATTATTAAATGGATGTATTAAGAAATATTGAAAAAAAATTATTAACTATTTTGAGTGATAAAGACAAAATAGATATATCTAAGATTAATAGTTTAAAAGAGGATATACGATTATACAATGAAGATATTAATAAAAAAATACAACTGTTAAATGATAAGAAAAATAAATATATAGAGCAATATCATAATAAAAGATTAATTAATATAGAAAGATATGAAAAATATGTAACTGCTAAAGAAAACTTAATGGAAGAACTGAAAAGGAACAAGAGCAAACTGGCTTTAAACAATTATCTAAACGAACAATTTAAATATCCTCATGTCGTTCCTGATATATATACCTATGAAAATATATCATTAAACGAAGAACGACCAATACGTGATCCCTTCATGCCTCCTGCTAAGCCTCCTGCTAAGCCTAAAGTTAACAAAGTAAAATCAGAGAAAGAATGTCCTGAAGGTAAAGAAATAAATCCTGTTACTAAACGCTGTGTTAAAATATGTGATAAGGATAAAATAAGAGATCCAATAACTGGAAAATGTGAAAAAATCAAGGCTGAAAAGGAGTGTCCTGAAGGTAAAGAAATAAATCCTCTAACTAAACGCTGCGTTAAAATATGTGATAAGGATAAAATAAGAAATCCATTAACCGGTAAATGCGAAAAAATTAAAAAATAATAACTTCGTTCAATATATATTCTTTTTCTGAGATATTATCATAATGCTATAATTACAGATATTGACTATAGTTGTGTAGTATTTAATAAAGCGAATGATACATCATCATCCATTATACTATCTATGTTAGAACATAAAAAGGTATATCCTAAATTTTCTTATATAGAAGGATGTAATAGATATTGTATTACGATTGATACATTTTTAGCATTACATAATATCGATGAAACAATGTATGATTTTATGAATATTGCAATTCAAGGAGCTGAATTATTAGCACTAAAAAGGATCTTAGTGCTTTATTAAACATTGTAAAATTATTTATTGCAAAATACACAAAATAGAGTTGTATAAAAACAGTGCTTCTATTAAAGAGCTCGACGAATTCTTATTACCACATGGATTTATTAGAGTATTTACTATAACAACAGACAAAGGATGGGGGGTGATGCTATATATATATTAGGTTGTAGTCTCTTATTATGAAATAAATTATTTATATTTTTTTGCATTTCCCTGTAACAGGATCTCTTATTTTATCTTTTTCGCATATTTTTATACATCTCTTAGTTAATGGATTAAGCTCTTTACCAACTGGACACTCTTTTTTGCATTTCCTTGTAATAGGATCTCTTATTTTATCTTTTTCACATATTTTTATACAGCGTTTAGTTAACTGATTAAGCTCTTTACCGACTGGACACTCTTTTTTAGCTTTGCCTGCTTTGGCTAACTTTGGAGGAGACTTGCTATATGTAGTATATATTTCATCAAAAATAGCAGGATTTCCTGATAAATATACCCAATCTATTCTTTTTTGATTTTCTTTTAATAATTCAATTGCTTCTGGATTTTCTGATAAATATGTCCAATATATTTTTTCGGGATTTGCTTTTAATAATTCTATAGCTTCTGGGTTTGGATTTGCTGATAAATATACCCAATCTATTTTATCTTGATTTTCTTTTAATAATTCAATTGCTTCTGGATTTTCTGATAAAAGGTACCAAATTATTTTATCTTGATTTTCTCTTAATAATTCTATGGCTATTGGATTTCTTGATAAATAAAACCAATCTATTTTATCTTGATTTTCTCTTAATAATTCTATAGCTTTTGGATTTTGATTTAAAGATAAATTCAACCAATCTATTTCTTCATAATGATATTTTTTTAATAATTCTATTGCTTCAGGATTTGAATTTGATGATAAAAATCTCCATTTTATTTTACTCGGATTTGCTTTTAATAATTCAATAGCACCTGAATTTGCTGATAACGAACCCCAATCTATTTTATCTTGATTTTCTTTTAATAATTCTATAGCATTTGGATTTTCTGATAACACGTCCCAATTTATTTTATCAGGATTTGCTTTTAATAAATCTATAGCATTTGGATTTAAAGATAATAATTCCCAATCTATTTTATTGAGATTATCTTTTAATAAATCTATTGCATTCGGATTTTCTGATAACATTTCCCAATCTAATTTCTTAACAGGTATCCAGTCTTTTAGTTTATATTTTATTTTGAAAAGGGTCTTGTATTTATTTACTATTTTTTCAAGAATATCATCTGGTAATATATGTAGACTTCCTCTTCTTTTTAATGCATTAATGCTGTTTGTAACCTTCATTTTGTTCTTGATAGATTTTGGAGATGACTTGATATTCTCTGCAAAGACATTGATATATTTACAGAACTTTTTGAGCTGTTTCTCTTCGCAACCTATAACTTTAGACATCATTCTAATCA